TGAAGTTGGCGGTGAAGTTGTCGGGGACAGAAGTCGAATTAAGCAAATGCTTACCAAGACGCCGTGTATTCCTCAAAGTTTCCGGGGTTGTAGCTCAGCGAAAGAGTAACTCTTAGTGTATACATGAAGAGAAGGTCGGTGGTTCAATTCCATCCAACCCCACCAAGAATCGATCGGCGTAATTAACCGAAAAGTAGATAGTACGACGCGCTGGTGCCTCCGCGTTGGTTGCTGTGTATACAGCGTCAGGGTGAAACTTGAGAAATCCTGCAGTAAGAATCTGCAGAGGCTGCCATAGTTTTGAAGGCGACACCACCGGCGTAAGTGTTCTAGACATGAGAAGCCAAAAAGCCTAAGCATGCAGATGGGTTCGCATGACCTTCACATTAAACATACTGACGAGCTGGTGAGATTCCAGCGAAACGTTCGGGTAAAGAGCAATCGAGATAACTTCTCTTGCTGTAATAACCGACCGTATATGTAAAAATATGGGAGCATAGTCTCATTAGAATAAGCATCGCAAGGTGCCCAAAGCTGAGTTTTCTACAAACCAGCGCCGGTTCTCCGGTTCATCTATGCAAGCCTGCTCAGCCCGAAAGGGTTCTTATCTGATAATACCGGATGAGATAACAATGAAGTTGGTTTAGTGGAAAGAACGTCGGCTCAAGCGCCCGAAAGGGTAACGCAAGTCGATGGAAAGGAAACGGGTGGTGCCGTCCTCCACTTGCAACCATCCAATTAGTTGGTATGAGAAAGGGTAGTGTTACGATCTGATGGGTTGCACCAAAAGGTTGTAATGCAGTTTGAATGGTTCTTGGTGTCTGTCGAAAGGCGGGGACGACAAAAATCGTGAAAGACGACTCGGTAGCTCGCAAGGCGAAAGGTACGTTGCGTGTTGTATTCTGTTCTACAAAATAGAACGGAGCAACTGAAATAGCACGCGGCAGTAGAAAAGCAATTTCAATTATTACGGAAATAAAAAAAGCAAAGTCTATTTCGACGGTTAACTAAAGACATCTAATACTTGGGTTGTAAAACAATCAAGTCTGTTCTAGCTCGCAAGGCAAAAGCAGTTCATGTTGGATTTGTCGTAAGGGTTTAGCGACCTTGAATTGCTCGCAAGGCAAACGGTAATGAAGAAGTGGAGTAGTTAATCGTGTACAGTCTACAGCCTGACTTAAAACGGCGATGTTGTTTGAGTACTCAGATACTGATAATTATCAGACTGGGTGGATGATCCAAGGGAAACTAGGACCGCAAGTCTTATAATAATCCTTGAAGCTCAAATGTAGAGGTTGTAATCTCAGACCTATAGAATTGAAGAGCAATCTTCCATTCAAATGAATTCTGTTTAGTGTTCATTTGAATGGTTGTTTGGGCGAGAGGCTGAAGTCGTCGGGCTGTAACCCCGATCTGTAAAAAGCGCGTTGGTTCGAATCCAACAGCAACCACCAAATATGGTTCATGCCAGAGTATCTGGCGTATGTCGATTGTACGGTCTGGTGAAAATCCAGCCTTATATTCCACAGAACGGTAAAAAAGATAATTCCCCGGTACTCTAACTGGTAAGAGACCTGACTGTTAATCAGACGTAAAGGCCGCAAGGCGTAATATACAGGTTCGATGCCTGTCTGGGGAGCCAAGAACTTGATCGTTAACTCACACGATCATATAAGTTTTGAAAGTTAGTTTCATTAAAGCTGTTCGGCGGCAACTGCGCGGCAGGTTTAGTCTCTACATTGAATTACAAGCCTTGCCGGGTGCGTAAGTTGATGGGTGGTGTTGGTGAAGTGGAAAACACGGGTGGCGTTATAGCTGCCTATGCGTAGGTTCGAATCCTACACATTGTATTAAGAGACGACAGCTTTAATGAAATTCTATGGAATTCTATGGAATTACTCCCTGGATATGCAATGGTATGCATACTTGGCTTTGAACCAAGGTTAGAAAGTTCGATTCTTTCCCGGGGTGCCATATTTGGGCATGTGGTGAAATTGGTAAACACAGCGGTCTTAGAAGCCGTAAGCTGAGAGTTCGAGTCTCTCCTTGCCCACCAATAGTAAATAGAGAGTAGGAGTTCAACCGTCATTTTGCGGATTCTTCTTCGAGGATTTCTTCAAGGAGAATTTATGACTTTACTTTCACTTATCGTAGCACTCATCGTTGTTGGTGTAATCCTCTGGGCTGTGAACTCGTTCATCCCAATGGACCCTAAGATCAAACAAATTCTAAATGTTGTTGTAGTCCTAGCAGTTATCTTCTGGCTACTCACTGCATTCGGTCTTCTTTCAGGTTCTATCCTTAACATGAGGTTGTAAATGTTAGAACTCCTGAAAAAGGTTGGGGTTGCTTCAGGATTAGCTGCTCTTATCGTGATCATGATAACAGCAGTGCCTATCTGGTTTCAATATGAAACTACGAAAGAACAGAATATTAGAATCAGCGTGTTGGAGGCTAAGGTCACCGCGCTGGAAGCAAAGTAATTACCATCAAAGTGTTCATGGACGCACACGACACTGTCAATGTCGAAGAGTCGGGATCGTTACCCGCTGGTGGTGCCAAAATATGAGGGGCTAGTGTATGGGACACGAATTGCACTTGCAATGCGATGTTTGGGGATCGTTACCCCATAGCTCCACCATTATATTATCTGTTTGCTTCTGTAGCTCAATGGTAGAGCACTCGACTGATAATCGAGCGACGTAAGGTTCGATTCCTTTCGGAAGCACCAAGAATATTGCTTTGTGAGCTAGTTTGGTAATTCAGCGCGTGCCTGAAGAGCATGAGAACGTGGTTCGATTCCACGACAAAGCACCAAAAGAATATGGAAGTGTGGTAGAGTGGTCTATTGCTCTAGTCTTGAAAACTAGCGTCTCGAAAGGGACCGTGAGTTCGAATCTCACCACTTCCGCCATTATAATGCTGCCCGTAGCTCAGTTGGATAGAGCGCTTGGAAATCCAGTCCTATGAATCTTGCAAGTACATA